ACAGCATTAAATGGCACTACTGTTATTGCAGCTTATATCGCATTATAATCATAAATATTCTTAAATTTACAATATGATAGGCGAACATAATTTAAGGCCGATAAAGAAGGGCGATACATGGGTGATGACACTCGCATTTTATGATGATGAGTGCGAAACAACGCCTATAAATGTAAGCACTTATGTATTTAAATTGCAGGCAAAGAACGCGAGTGGAACGGTGATATTTGAATGGTTGGATGCTACTTTTGCCCAAATAGATAATTATACAAGAAGGGTTACACTTAGTCCTACTACTACAAATGGTTATACTGCTGGTGAGTTTACTTATGAATTGCAAGTAGGAATTGGAGCAAATTCATATACTTGGATGCAAGGATATGTGCAAGTTGACACACAAATAACATCTTAGATGGCAACGATAATAAAGATAGTATATGATGTAACTAACCCGGTTATAAAGGTAACGTATGATGTTACCAATATAACTGTTTCTGGTAGTGACATAGCACCGGTTTACATAAGCTTGGACTATTCATCATCAAGTGCGGTTACAGTTATTACAAGTGTGGGGTTGACAATGCCAACGGGGTTCTCAGTTGCCAATAGTCCATTGACCTCATCAGGAACTCTTGCAGTTACTTATGCAGCAGGATATTCCCTTCCCACAACCACCAAACAATCTGAGTGGGATCAAGCATACAATGATAAGATAAATAGTGCCGCAGTAACGGGTACAACAACAAAGACATTAACCCTTAACCAACAAGACGGAGGAACTATCCAAGCATCTTGGAGTGACATTGATACGGGGTTGACCTCAGTTGGTGTAAGTATGCCATCTGGTTTCACCGTTGCAAATAGTCCACTTACAAGCAATGGCACAATAAACATAACCGGATCTGGTACAACTGCTCAATACCTTCGCGGTGATGGTACACTTGCTACGTTTCCAACAATATACAATGGCACAGTTACCTCCGTGGATATGACTGTACCTACGGGGTTGACTATTTCTGGAAATCCTATTACCTCCGCAGGAACTTTAGCACTTGCTTTGGCGAGTGGTTACTCAATACCAACAACGGCATCCCAAGCGAATTGGAATACTGCTTACAACGATTCAATCACATCTGCATCGGTTAGCGGTACAAGTACAAAAACGCTTACCCTTAATCAACAAGATGGTGGCACTGTAACCGCTTCTTGGTCGGATATAGACACCGGATTGACTTCGGTTGGTCTTTCTATGCCTTCTGCATTTGCGGTCGCTAATTCGCCTCTAACGAGCAATGGAACGATAGCGGTAACGGGTGCAGGTACATCGGCACAATATGTTCGTGGTGATGGTCAACTTGCCAACTTCCCTGCAAATGGCGGAGGTGGTTCATCGGTTAACTACTACTTAAATGGTAGTGTTTCACAAGGAACATTTGGTGGAGATACTTACTATGAGATGAGTAAATCTCCCATAGGAGGTGCAGGTACTAATTTCACAAGAACAGCAGCACAAGGTAATGGTTACATCGCATCGTTTATAACTGATGCGGGTGACCCAGCTTTATTGAACATACCTGGAGGAAACTGGAACTTAGAGTTCTATTTCAATGCAAGTAGCGGTGGTGGCACTCCATCATTTTATGCAGAACTTTATAAAGTAAGTTCATCAAACGTATTTACTCTTGTAGCGAGTGGTTCAACCAATGCGGAAGGGATTACACAAGGAACTGTTGTTGACCAATACTTTACATCAATACCAGTTGTACAAACATCTTTACTTGCTACTGATAGGTTGGCGATAAGGATTTATGTACTGCCTGATGGAAGGAACATCACATTACATACCGAGAATAGCAATCTTTGCGAGGTTCTTACAACCTTCTCAACGGGGTTGAACGCACTTAACGGACTAACTGCACAAGTCCAATACTTTGCAACTGGAACAAGTGGAACGGATTTTAATATTAGTTCGGTAACTGACACGCATACTTTCAATTTGCCTGATGCATCATCAAGTGCAAGAGGTTTAGTTACAACTGGAACTCAGACAGTTGCAGGTGCAAAGACTTTTTCAAGTGCGGTAACATCAACAAACTTTGTTTTAAGTGGTGGTACGGGTAATACCGGACTATACTACGGACATACAAATAAAGTAGTTTTAGCGAACTACGTTGTAGGAGGCGGTATTGACTTTGAAACCAATGGCGGTGTAATTAACATGGTGCTTGATGCATCGGGGAATCTTGATGTAGTAGGTAACGTAACGGGGGCATCAATCATAAAATCAGGTGGTACTTCATCCCAATTCTTAAAAGCTGATGGTTCTGTTGATTCAACAACTTATCAATCTGCATTAACCCTAACCACAACCGGAACGAGTGGTGCTGCAACTTTAGTAGGAAGCACATTGAACATTCCGCAATATAGTGGAACGAATATTTACAATGGGGATGGAACGCTGACTGGAAATAGAAGCCTAACACATGGAGGGTATAACCTATCTTTTATAGGTTCATCATTTACAAATAGATTCACCTCAGCAGGTCGCTTATTGTTGGGGACTACGACAGAGAGTACCTATATTTTTGATGCGGTGGGGGCAGCACGTGTTAGTGGGGATTTAGCAATAACAAGACAAGCTGGAGGTGGAGGTGGTTCTTCTGTACAAAACTATTTCCCAAGTGCTACTGGAACAGATGGACTTTCTTATGGTGTTGGTAAATCCGAAACTGCTGGTAATAGTGCATTTTTTGGATGGAGGAACAATTCAGGTTCGCCACACACTTTCCTTGAAACATATGCTGGAACTGGTGAACTAAGAATACAAAATGTTAATGCATCAGGAACTATTAAAATAGGAGAAACAAATCAAACGGTATCTATAACTGGTACTAATACTTTGACATTAACTGGTAAGTATTTCAGTATTACTGATGCAGCATCAAGCGTTACATTTAAAAATTATAGTTCTGGATTAAGTGGTACTGAAGCAATATCTTATGGCGTAGGTAAGAGTGAAACAAGTGGAAATACAGGATTCTTTGGATGGGCAAATAACTCAGGAACACCTTTTGTTTATTTAGAATCATACGGAGGTGGTTCTCCAGTTTGTTTACAGAGAGGCGGTGGTAATGTTTTAGTAGGAACAACATCAGATATTTCATCATCAGTATTCACCATAGCATCAACCACCAAAGGCTTCCTCCCTCCTCGGATGACAACTACGCAGAGGAATGCCATTTCATCACCTGCTGCTGGTTTGATTGTCTATGATAATACTTTGAACGATTTAGTTTATCATAATGGAACTGCTTGGACTATTATTCAAGATGCTATAACTTTGACCACAACTGGTTCAAGTGGTGCAGCAACATTGGTAGGTACTACATTAAACATACCTAACTATGGGTCAGCATTAAGTGGTTACCTCCCTTTAACTGGTGGCACGCTATCATCAGCATCATCAGCAGAAACATTAAGGTTAGTAAATACCGGAACTGGTTATGGATTATACAACCAATCCGATTCATATTTTCAAGGGGATGTAAAGTTCCAAAGCGTTAGCAATACAATCTTAAAAGTTGATGCATCAAATAAACTTATCGCTGCGGTTGCGGGTACGGACTATCAAGCACCAATCACCAACCCCGTAACCGGAACTGGTACAACGAACTACCTACCTAAATGGACAAGTGGGAGTGCGATAGGGAGTAGTGCGATTTATGATAATATCGGAAATATTATTATTGGCAGCACAACAGACAATGGACAGAAACTTCAAGTTGTTGGTACTGGTTATTTTAGTGGTAATGTAAGTATAGGCACTACAAGTCCTTTATATAAGTTAGATGTGCAAGGACAAACTCGCATAGGATATGATGTTACCCCGGCAGCTCCAAGTGCAACTGATATATTATCAACTGCACACACAATTTTTGGCGGTAATGGAGGTAATTATCTTACTATTGGTCAATATGGTTCACCAACTTATGCACAATGGATTCAATCATCATTTTCAAACCCAACATCAGCTGTTTATAGTTTACTATTAAACCCATTAGGTGGCAATCTCCTTGTAGGCACAACCACCGATTCGGGGGAGAAGTTGCAGGTGGCGGGAACGATGAAAGTAGGTGGTGAAAGTTCATTCAATACAACTACAAATCAATTTGCAATATTTAATTCTACTAATGCAGATGGAGGTGTAATTGTATTTAGAAGAAGCGGTACAAATGTTGGTGCGATTGGCAACTCAAAAAACTTAGGTGTTGGCGTTTTAGATGACCTTGAAATAAGGTCAGGGATAAGTGCAAGTATTCATTTAAAAACAGATAGTGGTTCAATAACAGTTAAATCAAGTGGGATTGTAAACCTTTCAAACGTACCAAGTTCAGCAACTGGATTGAGTTCGGGGGATATTTATAAAGATGCAAGTGGATTCTTAAAAATAGTTTAATATTAAAAACAAATAAAAATGGCGAAACAAATCTCACCTGTCAATGTATGGGTAAATGGCGAAACGAAAGTAGCAGAATTTTTGAACGCAAATGGTATCAATGTAACTCTTGGACTATCTGCTGAATTCTATTGGACACTTTATACAAAAGTAGTAGATGCAGAAGGAGTTGAAACACAAGGAGAACAAGTTGCACAAGGTAACTTGAAAATGGATGGCGAAGATTATCAGCAATGGAACCAGGATATATTTGCTTGGGATTGGATAGCAAGTAAGCTGAATTTGACAATAATTTAGTAAATTTACCTTAAAATATATACTATGAACCTTATTGAACTGAAGGCACAAGCCTACGACATCCTTGCTCAGATTGAGTACTTGCAAAAGCAACTCCAAGAAACTAACGCCAAGATTGGCGAAGAACTTCAAAAAGAAAACAAAGAAAATGGATAAAAAGATTAGTGCATTACCGATTTCATTTGAGCAGTTTAGTAAAGACCCAGTAAAGGGTTTTCTGTTCATCACATTAATTGCTATTGGTTACCTATACGTTGACCAAAAGATGCAATACACCGAGCAGATTGAGAGGCAAGGTAATAAGATAGAGAAGTTAGAGGCGAAGATAGATGCTCTTGGTATTCAACTAAAGCGTTCGGATTCTTTGCTCTCGGCTACAACATCTAAAATCTTAGTCCTTCAAGAACTCGGAAAAATAAAATGAAACGATTAATTGCATTACTATTTATTTCATCATGTGCCAACCCTGTCAAGGAGGAGCAAATCCTTCTTGATGGGGTTGATATTATCTTGATGCAATCAAGAAAGCAGTCTGATACCATTGTAAAGATTCTACCTAAGATTGACAAGCAGATAGAGAAGGCAGAGAAGGAAGTGCTTAACAATGTGCATAGCATTATGCTGCAAAATGCTAGGTTAAAAGAAGATGCTAAGGTAGTCAAGACAATTACCATTCGTGATACCATTATCATTAAGGAAAAGACAAACTTTTGGGGTAGAAAGAAAACCTCTACTGATTCCATTACAACAATAGATTCAACTGAAAATTTATGAAACAATTCTTTTGTGAAGAAAACGGCAGACTATCAATGAAGCGACTTTGCGGGTTCTTGTGCGTTGCTATCCTTTGCGTAACAATGTACCATAATTCTTTCTACGAAACTGAACCATCAGAAGCTTTAGTTTACTCGGTGTCGGCACTTGCATTTGGTTGCCTGGGGTTAACCTCTGCGGAGAAAATATTTAAGAAAGATGAGAACAAAGATTAGTCTTTTATTGCTACTATTGATTGGTTGCAACCCAGTTAAACAAGTTTTGCGAGATCAAGAGAAGCTTAAAGAAGTCGCAAAGGTTGTGGTTAAAGGTGGATGGTGTGCAAATGATACAACATTCATCACAAAGTCTGATACTCTTATTGAGATGGACACAATTATCCGTATAGATACGCAAACGGATACGCAAATAATAAACGATTCTGTTTATATCACCAAGTGGAAAACAAGGGATATAGTCAAATCAGTAACAATTCACGATACCATCAAGTCCTTTATCGTTGATAATGCTCGTGTGAGGTTATTACAAGCTGATTCTGCACGTTTAGCGTTTGAGTTGAACGAATGGGAAGGCAAGGCAAAGAAAAGGCAATTATGGATATTCCTATTGATTGGAATGATTGGTGCATACTTTTATATAAAATCTAAACTATGAAACTGAACAAAGAAGGTGCTGATCTAATTAAGTCTTTTGAAGGGTGTAAGTTAAAAGCCTACCAATGCTCTGCTAAAAAGTGGACAATTGGGTACGGCAATACCTTCTTTGAGGATGGTACACCAGTTGTTGCAGGAAATGCAATATCTCAGCAAAAGGCAGAGGATTTGTTTGAAATAATAGCAAATGACTTTTCGGCAAAAGTTGCTAAGTTGGTTACATCAAATGTAACACCTAATCAGTTCGGAGCATTGACCTCATTTGCATATAATTGTGGAGTGGTTAACTTACAAAAGTCAACACTGCTTAAAAAAGTAAATGCTAATCACAATGATCCAACAATAAAGGATGAGTTTCTAAAGTGGAACAAAGCTGGTGGCAAGGTACTTGCAGGTCTTACAAGAAGAAGGGAAGCGGAAGCGAATCTTTATTTTAAATGAGCAAAGCAAACATAGCAAGGGAGCATCGTGAGAAATATGGTTGGGATGTACCTACTTTAAAATTAGCAAGGATTATGTTTAACAATAATCCTTTGTTGTTTACTAACGTAGACCATGCGAGAAGTTTTTTAAGGTCAATTGAGAACAAGATGGGTAAGAAGAACAGACATATCATATCAAAAGATGTCCCAATGAGGCCAAAGAATCCATATCATTTACCTGCATCAGATGAGGCAATATATGAACCTTATGAGATAAAAGCTAAGAGGTTGTTGGTTCTTTCAGACATCCACATACCATATCATAACATTGAGGCACTAACTTGTGCTTTTGATTTTGCGAAAGGAGAAAAACCCGATGCCATACTTTTGAACGGAGATACGCTTGACTTTTTTTCTTTGTCAAGATTTGTTAAAGACCCAAAAGCCAGGTCATTTGCACATGAACTAAAGACTTTTAAGGAGGTAATGGATGTCATTAAAAAGACATTCAACGCCAAGATTTATTTTAAGATAGGAAACCATGAGGAAAGGTATTTCCATTTCCTTTGGATGAAGGCTCACGAGATTGTAGATGTAGAGGAATTTGAGTTGGAAAACATACTTAAAGTAAGAGCAGAAGGTATTGAGATTATCAAGGACAAGCGTATAATGAAAGCAGGTGACCTTAATATCATTCATGGTCACGAGTTTGGAGGATCGGTATTCTCGCCAGTTAACATCGCGAGGGGATTATTTTTGAAGGGCAAGGTTAGTGCTATGCAAGGTCATAACCACCAGAGCAGTTCCCATACCGAAAGCAATATGAATGGTGATATTACTACCACTTGGTCACTTGGTTGCCTATGTGAGTTGCATCCTGCTTATCTACCAATTAATAAGTGGAATCATGGCTTCGCAATGGTTGATATTGATGGGCAGAACTTTGATGTTAGGAACAAAAGAATACATAAAGGAAAAATCCTATAAAGATGGAACAAGACCTCGTTTTAGGAGAAGAAGAAGAGGTTGAGGAGATTATTGAGGAGATAACTTATAGCGAATATTTGCACGCCTCGGTTGAGGTGTTGACCTTCCTTGAAAGTGCAAACCCAATGACCAAAGCCGAGGTGAAAAGGGTGGAGAACCTAAGAAAGATGTGCTTTGAGATGTTGGAATTTTCGGTAAAATCCATGCACGAAACATTATTTAACGAATAGCAGTTTGGGTTCGTATGGTTGTTTTCCCCCCTTATTTCTATGAGGGGGTTTGTTTTATATATTATAAAAAGAAATATATATAAACTTTGTACTTTGTATATAAAACATTCATATCTTTGCTAAAACAAATCACAATGAAAGAAATTAAAGAACTTAGAAAAAGAAAGGGTCTAACCCAAGAAAGGTTGGCATCACTTAGTGGTGTTACAACCGTAACCGTCAATCGTGCAGAGAAGAGTGGCAAGATGAGGCAGTCCACTTACATCAAATTACTTAACACTCTAAACCAACTTGAAGATGCTATATCTATGCCTGTTCATTCTGGGTTGTAGTGCATTGGGATTAGTGATAATGAGTAAAAGTAAAAAAGAAGCAATCAAACCTAAAAGAAGAAGTTTGTACGAAATACCATCCTCGTTTTGGGATGAATATAACACAATAACACTTGACATATATTACATGACAAATGCAAGTGCTGAAACAATTAGGTATAAGATTGAGGATTTTGAGTATAAATATAGCCAAATAGTAGACTACCAAGTATATAATGATAGGATGGGAGAGATACTAAGAAGCTATAAAACAAAAAAAGAGTTTATAAACAATAAAAACAAATAAAAATGGGACTACAAAACAGTCAAGGCGGTTCAAAAGTGTTTTTGTCAATCAGCAACGGAAAGCTTGTAAGAAGCTACAAAGAGAAAGTTGAAGGGTCAGTATCAAGGGTCAACAAAGCAGGTCGTGAGGTTCACGAGATGTTCTATGACTCACTTGAAGGCATCATCAAGAGTGTTGATACCAAAGATGGTGACTATGGCAAGTTCTTGGTAGTAAATGTTGAGAGCAATGGTGTAAATTACCAACTTGAAATGAACTACTCTTCGGGTTACTCAGCATCTTTTCTCAAAACTATCCCAAATGTAAAGCTTGATTT